ATCGTCTTGCTACAGTGTTTGGTATGTCACCACGTATGCGTACAGACTTGTTAGTAAATGATTTGACTTATCGTGCTGTCAATGATGGCTACGTTGTTATCTTTGAGGGCCATTTTAAACGCAACTACATTCATGTTCGTGATGTATGTGAAGCATTCTTACATGCAATCTATCAGTTTGATGAAATGAAAGGTAACATTTATAATGTTGGTCTTTCATCTGCGAATGTTTCTAAGTTAGAGTTATGTGAAATCATCAAGAAACAACTGCCAAATTTTACGATTGTAGAAGGTGACATCAAGAAAGATCCAGATCAGCGCAACTACATTGTGTCAAACGAAAAGTTAGAAGCAACTGGTTGGACACCATACCATACATTAGATGATGGTGTTGCAGAACTCATCAAGGGTTATACATATCTCAAAAATAATATCTACGGTAATGTATAATGGCAACTAAACACTACGTAAACAACGCTGACTTTTTGACAGCACTCATCAAGTACCGTGATGATTGTAAAGTTGCAAAAGAAAATAACAAAACAGAGCCAAAGATACCAGATTACATTGGTGAATGTTTTCTGAAGATTGCGGAACATCTATCACGTAAACCTAACTTCATTTCATATACTTACCGTGATGAAATGATATCTGATGGTGTAGAAAACTGTATTCAATACTTTCGTAATTTTGATCCAGATAAATCTAAGAATCCATTTGCTTACTTTACACAGATAATTTACTATGCGTTCCTACGTAGAATTATGCGTGAAAAGAAGCAACTGTATGTGAAGTACAAAGCAACACAACAATTTGGATTATTAGATGAAGGTGAACTGTATGAAGATATTGATGGTAATATGAGACAGTTTGAACTATACGATAATATCTCCGAGTTCATTCACAACTTTGAGGAAAATAAGAAGAAAAAGAAGGCAAAGAAAGCAGAAGGTCTTGAACAATTCTTAGAAGATGATGTAGAATAGCAGTATGAAAATATGCATACTTGGCGACACGCACTTTGGGATGCGTGGTGATTCCCTGGAATTTCATAAATACATAGAGAAGTTCTATGAGAACATCTTTTTCCCTTACCTAAAAGAACATGGCATATCAACCATTATACAACTTGGCGATCTATTCGACCGCCGTAAGTTTATTAACTTCAATTCACTCTATTTGTGTCGCAAGTATTTCTTCGATAAACTTAGAGAAAATGATCTCACGTTTATCACATTGTTGGGTAACCATGATGTTTCTTTCAAGAACACCCTTCAGGTTAACTCCTCAGAGTTACTTCTAAAAGAGTATGATAACATTACTGTATATAATTCTTTTAGTACAGTTAATTTTGATGGGATCGATGTTGACATTATACCTTGGATATGTGATGATAACCAAGATCAAATCTTTGCTCAAATAAAGTCTACCAAGTCTCAGATATGCGTCGGTCATTTTGAGATTGCCGGTTTTGAAATGGATCGTGGCAATATTTCCCATGAGGGTATTGACAAAAAAGAATTGTCCAAGTATGATATAGTATTGTCTGGCCATTTTCATCATAAGAGTGATGATGGGCATATCTTCTATGTTGGTTCACCAAATGAAATGACATGGGCAGACTACAAAGATCCCAGAGGTTTTCATATCTTTGATACACATACCCGTGAGATGGAGTTTGTTGAAAACACCTATCGTATGTTTTACAAACTCAACTATGATGATGAGTTTGAACACTTTGCTGAACAGTATAGAACATTCGACTATTCAATGTACGAAGGTTGTTATGTGAAAGTTGTAGTGAAGAACAAATTGAATCCTTTTTTGTTTGATGTTGTGTTAGATAATTTGTACAAAGCGGGAGCAGCAGACGTTTCTGTGATAGAAGATTTTACAGAATTAGAAACAGAAAATGATGATGTGATTGATCAAGCAGAAGATACAATGACAATTCTTTCAAAGTATATTGACAATCTTTCCTTGAATGTTGAGAGTGAAAAGTTAAAAGGATTGATGCGTGAATTATATGTTGAGGCACTGAATACTGAACCTGAATGATTTATTTCAAAAAACTAAGATGGAAGAATCTTCTTTCAACTGGTAACCATTTCTCTGAGATACAACTAAACAGCACTTCAAACACATTGATTGTAGGCACAAATGGTGCAGGCAAATCAACGATGCTTGATGCTTTATGTTTCTCTTTGTTTGGTAAACCATTTCGTAACATCAACAAACCCAATCTTCTAAATAGTATAAACGGTAGAGATTGTGTTGTTGAAGTAGAATTCTCTATTGGTAACCGTGAGTATAAGATTGTTCGTGGCATCAAGCCCAACATCTTTCAGATATATCAAGATTCAGTTTTGCTGAACCAAGATGCGGCTGCTAGAGACTATCAAGACTACTTAGAGAAGTTTATTCTCAAACTAAACTATAAGTCTTTTACGCAGATCGTCATTCTTGGTTCAGCATCCTTTACACCGTTCATGCAGTTGTCTGCTGCTGATCGTCGTGCCATCATTGAAGATTTGTTAGACATTCAAATCTTCTCAGTAATGAACAGTCTGGTAAAAAGCAAACTGTCATTGAACAAAGATTCAATGGTTCAAAAGAAAAATGAGATTGAACTGCTCAAGCAAAGATATGATCTAAAGAAAGAACACCTAGACAAACTCAATCAGAATAATGAAGAGAAGGTAAAAGAGTATGATGGTGAGATACAGAGTAATAGAGAAACCATTAGCACCTTATCTGATGAGGTTAACATACTGGTCGAACGACTGTCCAGTTTGGATGTCACTGTTGCAAAAGCGCCTGAGATTGAGAACAAGATTGCTTCGTACAAGAAAGTTGAGTCGCAGATTGAAGGCAAGATATCCAAAGTTCGAAACGATACACAGTTCTATGAACACAATGCTGATTGCCCAACTTGTAGGCAAGCCATTACCTTGGAGTTTAAAGAAACACTATGCACTGAACTCTCATCGAAAGAGCATGAACTCAATGAGGCACTTAAAGAATTACAAGTAAAGTTAACCGCACACGAATCGTTACTGAATGTTATTCGTAATGATGTAAAAGAACAATCAAACGTTCGTATTGAATTAGCCACAACAAAAACATTGATAAAAGGCTATAACGAAAACATTAATCGTCTTGAAAAAGAAATCAAAAATCTACAAACAAATAATGACATTGTTGATCAAACCGAACTTGTGACACTTCAGACACAAATCAAAGACGCACAAAAAGAACTCAAGCAACTAATTGATGATAAGGCATATTATGATGCTGCTTCATCGTTGCTCAAAGACACAGGTATCAAAACGAATATCGTCAAACAGTATTTGCCAGTAATCAACAAGTTGGTAAACAAATATTTGACAAGTCTAGATTTCTTTGTCAACTTCAATCTTGATGAGTCATTTAAAGAGTCTATCAAGTCCAGACATCGTGATGATTTTAGTTACCACAATTTTTCTGAGGGTGAGAAACAGAGAATTGACATGGCACTGATGCTCACATGGAGAGCAGTTGCTAAACTGAAGAACTCTATCAACACCAATCTTTTAATACTGGATGAAGTGTTTGATTCGAGCCTAGATAATAATGGAACAGAAGAGTTGATGAAGATTCTTCATTCACTTGAAGAAGTAAATCTGTTTGTGATTAGTCACAAGGGTGATATTCTACAAGATAAATTTGCAAATACAATTCGATTTGAGAAAGTAAAGAACTTTTCGAGGATGATAAAATGAGTGAAATTTTAACAATTGATACATCTGCCGGTTTACAACAAGTAGAGAAAGTTGAACCTCTTCGTATTTACGGAGAAGATTTTTCCATGTTGAGTAAACAAATGCCAGAATATACTGGTGGATTTCCAGCACCATCAATAGTCACATTAGCAAAACGATTGAAGATGACGATGAAGTTGTATGCGGGTCTTGGTCTCTCTGCTAACCAGTGTGGCATTGCAGAAAGAATGTTTGTAATCGGTACAGAAGAGTTTCAATTAGTCTGTATCAATCCAAAAGTAATTGATCAGGGTCCAGTGGTAAAAGATAAAGAAGGTTGTCTATCTTATCCAGCATTGTTTTTGAATGTTGATCGACCATCGTGGATTGAAGTGGAGTTCACTGATGAAAATGGTAATGTAAATCAGGTAAAGTTACACGGATTATCTGCACGTTGTTTCTTACATGAACTTGACCACCTAAACGGAATCAGATATACTAGTCATGTGAAGCCACTTGCTTTGAAAATGGCAAGACAGAGAGCAACAAAATTGGTAAAAAAAATTATTAGAGGAAAGAAAAATGAAAACTTCTGAGACTAAAGAATCTACCACATATGAAAATTGTATGGAGTTGTTGACGGATGAATATCAACCGCCAACATTGAACCGTTTCTTTGGTGAAACTGATGACGATGATGACGGCGTAGATACACAAAATGCTGAATGGCAAAAACATTGGGTTGGTATGCCGGCATTTGAACAGAATGATAAGAAAACATACAAGACAATCTATCTTCATTTCCGAAACAAAGAAGATTACGAGGCATTTGCCAAATTAGTTGATCAGAATCTTACGGAGAAAACAAAATCTATCTGGTATCCAAAACTAGAAAGAGATGAGAATTCTTTGAAGAGATGGATTGAAGAGTGAGTCGGATAGATTTTCTCAAAGAAAAACCACAAGTCTTGTTTGAATATTTCTTACAAGACTATTGTAAACTATTCCCAGTAGACGCTGAAG